AGTGAAGGTGGAAATCCGGAAGCAATATATAGATATAAAATACTGAAAATACTAACTATACACCCATGACAGGAAGACATAGAGAATATACTCAAGCTCATTACGATGAAGCAAAAAAGTATCTAGAATCATGTAAAGATTCTTATACTGAGAAAGATAAGCTCAGAGTCAAGCTCCCGAGTATAGAATGACTTGCACGACATTTGCAGAAGGCTTGATTACATGTAGCACGAAGTACAATCTATCTATGGAAAGACGATGAAAAGTGTGATCCGTTCTCGGACATATTAGAGGAAATCCTTTCAGAGCAGGCAGACAGACTGATAAATTCATCCATATCTTGAGAATATAATTCCAACATATCAAAACTCCTCATGGGGAAACATTGATATAGTGAGAAGCAAGAAATTGACCAGAACAATTCTGGGGAAGTAACCATTAAATGGGTAAAATAGAATGGAGATAACTCTTCCGCATAGATTTACAGCAAGACCATATCAACTAGAGGCAATGGAAGCGTTTGATAATTACAAGCGCCTTGTTCTTATATGGCACAGACGAGCATGAAAAGATAAAACAGCATTCCAGTTATTGGTAAAGGGAGCAATGCAGAGGGTTTGAGTCTATTACTATATCTTCCCTGAATACGCTCAAGGAAGAAAGATATTTTGGGACGGAATAGATAATGACGGAATGAGAATGAAAGACCATGTTCCCTCTCTTCTAGTTAAAAGTGAGAATGACCAACAAATGAAAATCGAACTGATAAACGGTTCGATTATCCAAGTTATAGGAACGGACAAGAAGATTGATAATATAGTGGGAACAAATCCTGTAGGTTGCCTATTCTCGGAATATCCTATCTCAGATCCGAGATGATGGGACTTGATTCGCCCGATACTCACACTCAATGGCTGATGGGCAATGTTCGTATATACTCCTCGTGGAAAGAATCACGGTTGGAAAATGAGAGAAGTCGCAAGGAAGAACCCAGAGACATGGTTTCTCTCAGAACGTTCAGCCAACGACACCTATGATAACGATTGAAATAGGATTGTTACGGATAAAATGATTCATCAAGAGAGAATCGATGGGATGGACGAGGACTTAATACAGCAGGAATACTTTGTTTCATTCGAAGCAGCAATCAAGTGAGCATACTACGCAGACCAAATGAGACTTGCAAGAGATGAGTGAAGAATCTCGAAGATACCTCTCGAAGAAAACCTCGATGTTCATACTTTCTGGGATATAGGAATGAATGATACAACAGCAATATGGTTTGTTCAAATCTATGGGAAAGAGGCGAGGCTTATTGACCATTACGAAATGAGTGGAGAGGGAATTGAGCATTACTTGTGAGTAATTAAAAACAAGGGCTACAAATACTGAACCCATTATTTACCTCACGATATTAAGGTTCGGGAGTATACAAGCTGAGAATCTCGATATGATTACCTACGGAGACAATGAATCAATAATATTGAAGTAGTGGAGAAGTTATGAGTCCAAGAAGGTATTGATTCAGCACGAAGAGCATTCAAGAACTGTTGGTTTGATGAGAGTAAGTGTGAGCGAGGACTAAACTGTCTCGGTTCATATCACAAAGACTATGATGAAAAGAATCAGATTGCTATGAGCTCCCCAAAACACGATTGGGCTTCTAACTCTGCCGATGCCTTCCGATACTTTGCAGTTACATATGAAAAACTTGTAGCTCCATTGCAAAAATCACGAGTTATAACTCCGACCTATATATAGCTTGCAAATCAACTTTTAAACGTATAATTGACTTGTTACTAACAATCACTATGTCAAAGATTGAAGACGAAATCGGGACACAAGTCCGTAATGAGTACGAAAAAGGCTTTGCTCACATACGCTCGGAGCGAGATAGAAAGCAGGATGTTCTAGAAAAGATACTCCCTGTCTGAGTTCGTGAGGGTGAAGTTAAGGTTCACCTTTTATGGCGTAACATTCAGCTTGAAAACTCACTCTTCCTTTCTGACGAGTTCGGAATCACTCTTGTGAGTGAAGATGGGGTTCTTGCCCGACATATCACAAAAAATGCTGAGAATGCGCTGAAGTATGACGAAGAGGAAATGGATCTCTACGAAATGCGAGAGGATATTGTAAATCACAACGGACTTTATGGAGTCTCTGTTACTGTTGTTGAAGGGTTTGACTACGATGAGCAACAGCCAATGTCCGACACAATAGATCCAATGTGTGTCATACCTGACCCGAAGAACTGGAGAGGAAGCAAGATGCGTTTTATAGGTTTCGAGCGGAAAGTGACGAAAGAGTATTTGAAGTCTTCCGCCTTCAAGAATGTAGATAAGATTGAGGCATGAGTTTCGTTTGAAACGCAGAAGTATGACAGAAAGGTTGATTCAGCGAACGGAACAACATACCAGCAAGATGAGAATATATACGAAATATACGACCACTTCACAGTATATAACGGAAAGAAGTATCTCACCACCTGGGCAAATGAGCGGACACTTCTTATTCGTCTTGTGGAAATTGAGCCACTCTCTCAAGCAGAGATGAAGAACCCTTCAAAGGTTAAGTTCCCGGTACAAATACACCGAAGAAAGCCTATATACAAGAGGTTCTTTGGTGCTTCAATCGCCGATGAGGTAATACAGTACCAAGACTCAATCTCAATGCTTGTTAACTTGCAGAATATCCAAGCGAGACTCTCAGCGCTTGGACCAGATAAGTTTGTTGACCAATCTCTCGGAATAGATGCTGATTTACTCGGTACAAAACTACCAGGTGGTAGAATTATACCAGTCAAGACAAATGGAGCAATAGGTGGCTCAATTTTCAACGATCAACAAGCTAATCCATCTCAATTCCCAACACAGTTCAAGGGGGAACTATACAAGATGAGTGAAGACACAACAGGAGTCAATGCTCTTGCTTTTGGACAATCAGCCCCTGGATCACAAACAAAGGCAGAAGTTCAGACACTTATGCAAAATGCGAATCAACTTCTTTCGTGGGTTGCTCAGAACTATATGAGAGGGCAGAAGGAATACTGGAAGGCTCACTATAGAGCATACGCACTTTATATGACAGCCAAAGCTAAGAAAGTTGTCAGCCTATACCAGAATGGGAACAACATAAGTGTAACTCTCTCTAAAAAGGATTTTGTCTCTGATGGAAAGACTCAAATCTACGTTGAGAGCAAACAACAGCAGAAGCTTGAAGATGAGAAGGCTTTTGCAAAACTCAATACTATAGCAGGTATATACCTCCAAAACATGAAACCAGGGTACGCGATGAATAAGTTCCTACGTAAACTTGGAGATACTCTTTGAGTGGAAGACTTTAATTCGGAGTTATACATTGCACCTTCAATAGATGAAGAGAGAGCAACAGCCAACCTTGAGCTCCTCAACAATAATATAGACATTGCTGATCCAGAAGAATGAGAGGACTTGAGAACATACATTGAAATCTACAAACAAGCGATGGATACTCCTGCAAAAAGGAAAGCCCTCGAGAAATACACAAGAGTATATTCTACTCTCCGCCCGAGCCCGATGGTTTCTGAGACACAAACAGGAGTATCCGACCAAGCAAGCTCAGCGATGAACTCTAATATCGTTGCAAGCCAGTTATCACAAGGAAACAATATACCAAGTATCCAAAACGTTTGATTATAAATATGCTTACCAAAGATAATAAAGAAGCCCTAAAATCCCTCGTCAAACACCCTTGATGGGCAGTTGTAGAAATGTTAGAGGAAGAAGCACGAATAGAGCTCGGGAATAAACTGATTCGTGCAGACCTGCTTGACCCTGAACAAATATCTATATTACGAGACAATCAAACCTATGTTAAGGCAAGAATTGATTTCATGAAAATGATCCAAGATAATCTCGGGGAAGTATACACTCCGGAGGTTTAACTTGCGATAGATTACAAAGAAGTATAATCACAACGACCTGAGAATGTCGAAAAACCTCTTCCTGAGTCCTGATATGACTTGAGAAACTATTCTAATTATCTGTTTAACCAAATCATTATGACAGAGATGAACGAAGAAGAGGTAGAGGATTCTACTGAAGAAGAGAACGATGAAGTTAGCTACGAACAGGCGATGGAGTGGAAGAGAAAAGCAGAAAGCCTAGAAAAAGCAGAAAAAACCATTGTTGACCTAAAGAAAAAAATCAAGTCTCCAGTCAAGATTGACTGAGAATTTGTATCAAAGTCAGAAATGGAACTCACTGTTCACTTGATGCAGAATCCAGAGCTTCAAGAATACAAGGAAGAAATTCAAGCGTACCTCAAAAAGGGGAATACCCTAAAAGAAGCTACAACACTCGTTAAGATGAGTGATAAAGCACTTGAGAATAAAGAAAAAGCAGAAGCGATGAATATATCTGGATGAGATGGGTGAAACGAGAAGACGACATACTCAATAGCTGAACTTGAGGCAATGCCACAAGATAAGTACAATAAGGTCATGGCTCGCTATGACAAATGAGAAATCTCTTTGAAGTAAATCGGCTCACCGGGTATACAATATAATTTACCCCCGATACTATGGCCAATACCATTATTAGACCGTTAATCTTTGCAAAAGAGGTTATCCGAAACCGAGATCAGAAGAATACATTCTTCAATTTCGTAAACTCCGACTATACTGGAGAACTCAAGAAAGCAGGAGACACTGTAACAGTACAAACTCTCCCTACTCTCTCATTTGCTACAGGAGGAACAGCAGGAGCTGCAATCACAGCAACTGACTTCACTATCACAAGTGAAAACCTCGTTGTAGACCAAGTGGCACAACTCCGAGTAACACTCAAGGATATTGAGAAAACTCAATCAAATCTTTCTCTTGAGCAGAAAGTTGCACAGCGATTCGCTGAAGCAGAAGCACGACTCATGGACACTGTTATTCGAGATCAAATCCTCGTAACACAAGTTGCTAATATTCCTGCAGCAAACAAACTAGATTCAGGAGCACCAATCACTCTCACATCATCTAATGTGTTTGCAGCGATTGAGGCACTCAAGGTTGCTCTCGCAAATCAGAATGTTATGGATGACATCACTGTGTTTGTATCACCACTCGCAGCGAGTCTTCTCCGACAATCTGGAGTTCTCGACAATTCCGACGTTGGGTTTATGACTCGACAAAAAGGGGCGCTTGGACTTATCTCTGGAATGAAGATCGTTGAAACAGTAGCTCTCACAGCTTCTAAGGAGATGATTGCGATGCAAGATGGAGCGGTTAACTGTGTTGTACAGCTTAATCAATACGATGTTCGAAAAGGTACAGATGGATTCTACGAGAATCTACTTGCTGAAGTTATCTACGGAAAGAAAATCTTCGGAGAAAACGCAAAAGCGATTGCTATTCAATACGTTGCATAGTGATGAACACTCAGGATACCTTCGGGTATCTTGGAGTTTGTTACTATTAAAACAATGATACCCTCAACAATCCTAGATGAAGCACGAACGGATACTGGAACAAATGTCGGCACCTATTCCAACACTCAGGGAATGGTGCATTTTAACTTTATCTACCAGGATATTATAAGTGATATTATAGCCGAACTCTGAGAGGATTATTTCTGGAACATATCTAAAGTGGATTTCACTGTAGTCGGACACGAGGAATACACAATTACTACGGTTGGCTCTGGTCCGAGTTACAGAGTGAACGAGGTTCATAAGGTATTCATAAAGTATTCGCCTGACGACCAATACTATACGAGAGCGAGGCGAGTAAATCCGACGAACCTCGAGTTTGATATGGATTACTATAAAACAAACCAAAGTAAGCTAGATCCAATTTATACTGTACAAGATAATAGTGTGTTTATATACCCAGCACCAACGGAAGTGGTCACAGATGGGATTAAAATGAATATCATATACCAACCAAACGACCTCACTATTTCTAGTGTAGAAAGCGACATAGTTATAGCACCAAGATTCCATCGTACAATCGTTTCCGGAATCAAATACAAGATTTACGCCCTAAAGCAAATGATGAATGAGTCGCAGTTGGCAAAAGCTGACTATGACACTGCAAAACTCTCTATGCTTCGCCAAATGTGACAGAGAGAGAAGGATTTAGTTCAAATATCAAGCCCAAATCTTAACCAATACACATAATGGAGAGAATATGGGACATACAATGATTTTCATGAGGAGAATCAGACGATCCAGTAAGATGACCGAAAGACTCATTTTATTCAGGGGAGAATATCGAAGTTCGAAAGAGTCTATCTGGAGTACAGCTTGCCGCTAAAATAACGGATACTGGTTGGACTATTAATGGAGACATTATCGCAATGGCGAATCTCGCTACACTTGGAATATCTAGCGGTGGAATTGTTGTCTGTACCTCTACAGGGAAAATATACCTTGATTGAGTGCTAAAAACAACACTTGCAACGTGAACCTCCCCACACGATAGAGTTTCTGGAATTGGTGTGATGACTTTCGGAACAGACCCTTATGTTTACTATATATCCAATACCTCTTTCGGGGCTTGAGTTATCCATAGGTCAACAGCAACACTATCAGCATTCAATGTATCGTATAAATCCTTTACAACAGCGCAAACAAACAGTTCTCCAGTATCATTCGTAATAAATGCCGATAAGAATCTAAATATTGCAGTAAATAACAAGGTTATTATCCTAACAAACTCAGAGGTTGTAGTGGATAAGTTAGAATTTGAGGCAGCAGAGCAGGTTCGAGGACTTACTTGATTCCAAAACTCATTCAAAGTATACACAAACAAAAAAAACTCAGGTATTCAATACCTTTGGAATGGAAGTTCTCTCACTTATGAGTATAGACAGGAGTGGGAAAATCAGCCAATATTGTGAGTAACAAACGATGGTGCTTTTGATTATGCAGTTCTCGGATTTAGTGCGAGCTACTCGGATTTATATCTAATATCAGGAACACAGAAGCAGGAATTGAGAGTGAACCTAGAGAGTGCCACATCTTCACGGACTTTGAACAGATACATGTCTATCCGAGAGGCGATTGTATATATTTCTGGCGGAAGTTCGGGAGAAAGTACATTAAATGGCGTATATACCTTCGGGAATTACTACCCATGAACCCCAAAAAGCCTTGTTCAGCAGTATTCAGCACCAAACTGAGTTAATTTTCTATTCCATATCCATGATTTAGCGACATCATACTTTGCAGCTGACAACTCGAAAGTATACACTATTGAACACAATAATCCTCCATTCTTTAATGGATATGCAACAACAGGATATGTAGTGACTCAAGTACACGAGGGTAATTCATGGGAAGAAAAGGAGATCAGCAAGATTAAAGTATGATTTAACCTTTGAAGCGGTGATAGCATAAAAGTATATATACGAAAGTACCTCACAGATGCTTGGTTGCTTGCAAAAACTATAGATGCAACCTACTACAGCGGAAAGAAGTCAGCTATAATCTACCCAAAAGACATTGAGGGGCTTACATTCAGTAAATCCGAGACACTACAGCTGAAGTTAGAAATAACCTCAGGCGGAACAGCTCACACAATACCAACAGCAATTAAAAGAGTTACAGTATTCATGAACGTTGTAAACAATGGCTAACTTAGAAAAAGGAGATACTCTACAGGAGGTATCCACAACTATAAACGAGTGATTCGCTCCATACTACTCAGAAACATTCTCTCCTGGTGAAGTAAAAGAGCAATTTGAGGTGGGACTTCAAGTGAAGACTCCCCCAGAGAATAGAACTAATGTGAGAACAGGATTTATTGCGGTAGCTACTCCAGAAAAGATAGGTTTTGAAACTAAATCAAGGGCGATACGCCTACAAGTGAACTTCTCAGCAGGTTGATTCGTTGGATATAACGACATCACTGTCAATACTCAGGATTGAACTTGGTCATGAGTTCATTTCGCTCGGAATGCAGGAGTAATACAATGCGACTTTGTAAGCGGAGATATACCGTCTCAGGCTCTTTCTGGAATAGATTTTATACGATGTGTCGATACTTGAGGCGGAGGAATACAGGTAGGAAGGCTCGATGCAATTACTGATGGCGACATGACTATATCTTGGACAACAACAGTAGGACTAACATACAACATCACATATATACCATAGCTTGCAAAAGGCTTATAATAAGTATTATTACTTCAATGATTTAATCAGAAAAATGGCTACTCCAAACGAAATACAAGCAGATCCTACAAAGTGACTGACTGGTTCAGCACTTATTGCTGCCAGAAAGGCTGCATCACAGCCAGTACAACCTGTACAAGCGCCACAACCAGTACAACCAGTCTCCACTCAGCCTGTTCAGCCTGTTCAAGTTTCTACTCAGCCTATTCAAGCTCAGCCAGTAACTCAAACACAAGCAGACCCAACAAGCGGATTAACAGGTTCGGCACTTATCGAGGCGAGGAAAGCGGCACAGGTTGCACAAACTCCAGTTCAAGCTCCGGTTCAAACACCTACGCAAGCTCCAGTTCAGGCGCCAGTTCAAACTACTCCTCAAAAGCCAGTTCAAACTACTCCTGATTTCAACACTTGAGTCGGGAGAGAACAAGACATTATCGCAAATCTAGCCGAAGGATTGAAAAGTGATGCAACAGTTCAGAAAGCTATACAATCTGGAGATATTGCTACATTCAAACAGAAATACTGATACGATCAAGCAGATGAAACAAAGAAAAGACTACTTGACCAATTCTTTACAACGAATCAGCCCCAAGACGAGGGTTCTTTCTATAATCTCCTCAGAAGTGGTCAGCAAATAACATCTCCAATACTTACAAGACTCCCAGCATTCAAGATTGCACAAGAGAGGGCGAATGATTTCAATAAATTCTCTCAGTACAACGTAAACCAAATCTCCTCCGCATTACTCTCTGGTAGTCTTATTGAAGGAACAAAGGTGTACCAAGACCTACAGAATGACCCTGCAATGAAAGCTAAACTAGACCAAGCAAGAACTTTCAATACAGCATCGAGTAAGACAACTGACCAAAGGGGGATTGAACTAAATGTTTCTGCTGATATTTTAAAGAACAATCAAACAACAGCGCAAATGCTCGAGGATAACTTTATATCCCCAGATGAGTATCGTCAGGCTTTGAATACAACAGAGATTGATGTA